TGTCGGTTGGTTTTTCTGACCTTCTTAAAGATTTTAACCATGGAACGCTTGAAGCTTATGCAGACTCCCACCCTCGCTGGATTTACGGAGACAATTTCCGCCGTTTCACCACTTTTCTTTGCTACCAAGATTCACGCGAAGAGCTTGCTATCATACCTCATATCAAGCGTGCCCTTCGCTCCATGTTTGTTGCTCGACAAGTCGAACACACCCCTGACAACAACATGACACGTTTTGTTGAAGCTAAAGTTAAGAAAGAATTTGCAAAGCAAGGGAAAGTTCCCCGTTTGTATGTCACATATGACGCTGGTTGTATGTATGCAAATGAACTTCCTGAGTACGCCAAAATTTGTCTTGACGGAATTCGTACCTACACCCACAATGGTGTGACCGTCCACATTAATATTTTCGCCAAACCGACCACACCCGGCCTAACGAAAAGTTTACGCGATGCTATAGCATCCATGTCCACAAGAGATGAAGTGTATATCTTAATATACTCTGATGATTCGGTCTGGGCTGGAAATTTAAATGCTGTTCCTTTCGCTTTTAATGTGGACATTAGTTCCTGTGATTCAGGCAACAAAGGAGGTGTGTTTGGTCTCATTTATATGTTGTTAGCTCGGTTCTCCCCTGAGTTGGCAATTGGTTTGGTGAGCCAATGTAGTAATCCTATCAAACTTGTGAACCCCGAAGATCCCGACGAAACGTGCGATATACACATGCATTCGCTGTTCGAAGGAAGTGGTACTGTTCTTACCACGATCTTAAACCATGTAGCTATGTTCATGGTGGCACAAGCCGCCGTGTTCATTTTAGGCGAACATAGATCGAAAATAGGACATTGGGAAGAAATAGGTGGACTTGTTGTTAAGTGCGGTGAGGCTTTTGGCCACGTGCTTTCTGTGGAACCAGCAAGAGACGACCTAGGGTTTGCACCCGAACTTATCCAGTTCCTCAAACGCTCCCCTCTAAGACTTGTGACTGGAGAATATGTGCCCGTAATGAATTACGGCACTATCTTCCGGAGTTTTGGATCTTTAGAGGGTGACTTGACTGCAGATATGGTTGGAATGTCCGTGGTTGAGTTTGCGCAGCTGAGTCGAGAAAAAAGAGCAGATCTTTTTCTCAGTGGGGTCGTAGCGGGCCTCAAGAACGAACCAACATCCATTGTTCTCTCAGCTCTTCGGCAACGTTTTGCTCTGTTACCTGGTTCTTTAGCCAGCGGGTGGGACAACTTGGCTTGTGTCAAGTTTTCTCGCCAGTCGGACAACGTTTTTAGCGAGGACTCACCCACCATTGCGGAAGGCATGGTTTCGTCTGAGTCCTTGTGCCGAAGGTACAATCTTCACTCATCACAACTTGCAGCATTTGCAGGTAAAATTTCCAATTGCAGAATTGGATATCTTTACTCTGATGACTGCGTCAGCTCTTTCGCTAGAGTTGATTATGGTTGTGCAGATGTGGCGTAGTACGCCCTTCCCCCCCCCCTCATTCTTAGTCATCC